TTGCCTATTGGACAACCAAGCGGGAAGAACGCTTGCAAGAAGCCCGCGACAAACGCGACGCCGAAAGCCATGCGGAACGGGCGGAATTGTTGAAAAAGAATAATGAACTTGGGGAAAGAATGATACAACAACACAAAGACCATTCTTTGCGCCTTGAACAAATCATCAAAGACGGCAACCGGGCGCAAGCCGACGTTGGCGTTGAATTGAAGAACCTTGCCCGGCGCGTTCGCTGCCCCGGAAGCAACCCCCCGCCGACCGAATGAACCCGAACCTTCACCCCGCCCTTGTGGAAGCCTATGCAATCGCCCCGGCGGCGGTCGCGCATGTCCATACGCTTGAATTGCGCCATGAATCCATGTCGGAACCCCTTTACCTTGTGCAAGGGTATTTCCACAAGGAATGCAAAATCACCGCCGGGGGCAGCTTCAAGAAGTTCCGGGCGTGCGCCTTCAACTTCACCTTGCCCGCGACCGATGACGGCGGGTTGCAAGAACTAACCTTGACCATGGACAACGCGAACAACCGCGTTTCCGACTTTTGCGAATCGGCAATGAACTTCCCCGCGCCGGTTGAAATTTATTATCGGCCATATCTTTCAACCGACCTTGAAACGCCATTGATGGACCCGCCTTTGCGGTTGTTCCTGAAAGATGTATCAATCAATGAAGCGCAAGTTTCCGGGCGTGCCGTGCCGGTGGATTTTCTGAATTTGAAGTTCCCAACCGAACTTTATTCGGTGCCCCGATTCCCGCCCTTGTGATGCAAGCCGACGATATATCTTTTTGCCTTTCCCTGATTGGCAAGCCTTGGGTTTCCGGTGCCAGCGGCCCGGAAGCTTTCGATTGTTGGGGGCTTCTTCGGCACGTTTACCAAGCCCGGCGCGGCGTCACCCTTTGCCCCTTTGCCGGGGTCAGGGAAACCGGCTTGATTGGCATGATGAAGAACGCCAAAGCGGAAGCCGCGACCCATTGGCAGGAAATTACCCGGCCCGAACATCTTTGTTGCGTCGGCATGTCACGCGGTCGCCGGGTGGAACATGTCGGGCTTTGGCTTGAAGATGGCAACGGCGGCGTTCTTCATTCCCATGAAGGCGCGGGCGTGGTATTTCAAAGCGTTGCCAGTATCCGCAACACCGGCTTTCAAAACTTCATATTTTACAAATTCCGGCCATGACCCAAATTCTTCTTATTTCAAACCCGTTCAACCCCCTTCATGAAATTGAACGGTTCCACGTTGGCGAAGGCATCACGCCCCGCGAATGGCTGGCGGAACATTTCGGCCCCGACTTCATCGAATTTGACCGCCCGACCGTGCTTCAATGGAACGGTGAACTTGTCATGCGTGCCGATTGGGAAACGCGCCGTTTTGAAGACGGCGACGTTGCCGCCTTCGTGCATGTCCCGCAAGGAATTGAAGTCTTGATTGTTGCCTTGATTGTGGCGGTTGTTGTCGGCGTCGCCGCTTATTTGTTGATGCCTGACCCGAAGATTCCAAGCGACCAAACCCAAAGCCCGGATTCAGTTTACACCTTGCGCGGGCAAACGAACCGCTTCCGACCCAACGAACCGATTGAAGTTGTATATGGAAAAGTTCGGCATTGGCCGACCTACGCTTGCCGCCCGTATTCCGAATACATCGGAAATCAGCAATATCAATACAGCCTTTTTTGCCTTGGGCAAGGTCGCTTTGACATTGAAGCGATTCAACTTGATGACACGCCGGTTGAAGACTTCACCGAAGTTCAAATTGAAATCGTTCAACCCGGCGGAACCGTTGACCTTGTTGAAGCAAATGTTGTCACCGCCGTTGAAGTTTCCAACATTGAACTTCTTGGCCCGAATGAAGAAGATTACACGGGAATTTCTGGCCCTTACACCTTGAATGATTTTGATACGCCAATCAAACGCATTGCCGTTGATGTATCTTTCCCGCAAGGGCTTTACAAGTTGAACGATGAAGGTGATTTGACTTCGCAAAGCGTTGAATTGTTGTTTGAATACCGGGAAATTGGCGAAGGCGGCGGCGCAATTGGGGGTTGGGAAACTTTAGAAAATCCGACCGTCACCCGACGCGACAACACGCCCCAACGCATCACCTATTCAAAAGCCGTGCCGTCGGGCCGGTATGAAGTCCGGGGGCGTCGGGTATCCGACAAGCCGGGGTCAACCCGCGTCGCGTCGCAAGTCCGATGGGAAACCGCAAAGGGATATGCGAAGATTCCCGCCAGCTTCGGAAGCGTGACAATGATTGCGATGAAAGCCCTTGCGACGAATTCGTTGAACGATTCAAGTTCAAAGCGGTTCAACGTCATCGCAACCCGGAAGCTTCCACAATGGAACGCGGTTGATGGATGGGTGACGGCGGTTGATTCCGGCCCGACCCGAAATCCGATTTGGGCGTTTTGCGACATTTTCCGGGCAAGCTATGGGGCGAAGCTGACAACGGAATTCTTGGATATGCCGACCTTGAAGGCGTTGGCCGATGTTTACGAAGCGCGGGGCGATTGCTTCGATTGGGTCTTTGATGGCCCGCTTTCAGTTTGGGAAGCCGCGAAGATGGCCCTTCGCGTCGGGCGTGCCCTTCCAATCCCGCAAGGGTCTTTGATTTCCGCCGTTCGCGACGTTCCGCAAACCCTGCCCGCCGCCGTCTTCAATCAACATAATATCGTAAAGGGTTCCTTGAAGAAGGTTTTGAACATGTTTGACTTTCAGCCCTTTGACGGCGTGATTGTGGAATATACCGACCCTGACACTTGGCAGCAAAAAGAAGTGACTTGCGTTCTTCCGGGCCGCGACGGCTTGAACCTTGACCGCGTGAAATTCCCCGGATGCACGAAACGAAACAAGGCGTTTCAAGAAGGGATGTATATTCAAAGCCGCCGGGAACTTCAAAGAAAAACCGTCACGTTTCAAACCGGGCTTGAAGGTCATATTCCCGCATACATGGATTTAATCAGCATCACGCATGACACGTTGCGCGTTGGGCAAGGCGGCATGATTCTTGATTACAATACATCAACAAACGAAATGACCCTTTCGGAACAAGTGAACTTCGCGACAACGGCGGTTGTTCACAAGCTGGCGATTCGCGGCGACGATGGGGCAATCATGGGAACCCCAATCACCGTCACGCCGGGAAGCGCGCCCAACAAGGTGATTCTTGCAAGCGACCCGCCCGAAGCCTTGGATTTTTCGCCTGACCGCGTGCCCCCGCTTTACGCCTTCGGGGTCGCCGATGTTTGGGCGTTCATGGGGAAGGTTTCCGGCATCCGGCCCCTTGATGAAAACACGGTTGAAATCACCGCCGTCAACTATGTTCCCGCCGTTTACGGTTGGGAAGATTCGACAACGGTTGACGCAATTGAAGTGAAGGTCATTCGGAACCGGTCAAACCCGGTTGTTCAATGGGTGACAATCGCGCCGGTTCCCGAAAAGGCGGAACGCGCATACATTGATTGGCTTCCGGTCGGCGGCGCGGCTTCATACGTTGTTCAAACATCATACGATGACGGCGACACTTGGAACCCGGCGGGCAACTTCACTTCGCCGCCGGTTGAAATTGGAACCAACCCCGGAACCCTGATTGCCCGCGTCGCCCCCTTCGCCTTGAATGGCAATGTCATTTATACCGAATCCGCCCCCTTCATCGTTGGTTCAAACGTCACCCCGCCAGCATCACCCGAAGCGGCGGCGACGCAACCCGACTTCAAGGCATTGGTTGCAACCGCGAAATGGTCGGCGGTCAGCGGTGCCAACGGATACGTTGCCGACATTTACACCGGGGGCGTGTTCAAGCGGTCAATCGCGGTCGGAACCGCCTTGCGTGCCGATTACGATTTTGACCAATACACCGCCGACGGCGGAACCGGTCGGGAAATTGAATTCAGGGTCAAGGCGTTCAACGCTGGCGGTTCCGGCGTGCCGACTTCGATTGCCCGCACAAACGCCCCGCCAGTCACCGCGCCCGCCGCTTTGGCCGTAGGTGCCCCGACTGGCACCGATTACCCGGCATCATGGACCTACGCGCCAACGGAAGGCGATGAATTGGAATTCCGCGTTTACGCTTCCACGGTCGCCGGATTCACGCCGGGGCCATCAAACCTTGTCGCGACCCGGACAACGCCCGACGCGACGATTTCCGCGCCCGTGCGGCCCTTGTATTGGCGCGTTGCCATTGTGGACAAATGGGGGCCGGAACTGACCCTTTCAACGGAAGCGGTGATTCCCTGATTGTTGCCGAAAAACAACCAAAGGCGGGAAATTCAGGGTTTCCCCTTCGTTCCCGCCTTGGCGTCATGAAGCGACTTCCAACCCGCAAAGGCATCGGTCGCGGAAAGGCTGGCAAAGCCCCTTGGCCCGGTCAAGACTGAAATCCGGCAATGAAGCCCCGAACGAAGGCTTCAACGCGCCCCCGGTCAATTCCTGCCCCCGGCTTGACCTTGACGCCATCCGACCCAAGCGGGGCGACAACGGCGGGCAGGTGCGCCGCGTGCAAGGCGTCACGAAGGCGATTCAGGGAAAGGGCGGGCGGAACGGTCAAGATGATGTTCATTTGGCTTGAAGTTCGGCAAGGGCTTCGGCAAGGGCGGTGTTGCGGTCGGCGGCTTCAAGATGCAAAGCCCCGGCGGGTGATGTATTCTTGCAAAGGCAATAAACGGCAAAGATGAAAGCCCCGACAAGGATTGAAAACGTGTATTTCATTTGATGTTTGAAGGTTTGCGCCGGGGGCTTCGGGGGCAACCCCCGGCGCGGTTCTTGGGGGAAAGTTTACATGACAACGAAGCCTTCAAGCTTGGCAAGGGCTTTGCGTGCCGACTTCGGGAAGGTCAAAGACGTATGAACCTGAATTTCGGTTTCGGTAATCACCGCCAGCGTGAACGGGGAATCACTCATGACCGAAATGAAAGGGTCAAACGTGTTCAAGACCTTCAAGCCATCAAAGCAAGTGATGATTTGGCGAACGGTGCCGTCATCGCAAAGGAACGCTTCGCCGGGTTCAAAATAGCGGTTGGGGCGGTTGCAATCCTTGGCTTTCTGGCGGGCCGAAGCGGCATTGTATGAAATATCAATGTTTGAAGCTTCAAGGGCTTCAAGAACGGTTGCGAAACGGGCGGTGATTTTGATTGTTTTCATTGTTGTTTGCGGGTTGGGGTTGGTTGACGCGCAAAGATGTATGCGATTCCCGGCCCCGCGTCAACATCATATTTGAAGAATTTTCGGGCAAGACCGATTTTCCTTCATAAATCATTGAAAACCAACGCGAAAAAATTTTCAGATTGCGCCGATTTCCCGAAGGATTTCAACCGCTTCCGCTTCGTATCGGCTGAAATCAACGTCATCGGGGAAGCTGGCGGGAAGGTCCATGCACGGCTTGGCCCCGTCGGACTTGGGAACCTTGTTGCCGCTGGCGGCGTAAACGATTTCCCCGCCGGTTGTTGTCGAATAATACCAACGAATTGCCTTGCCCAAGAACACGCCATCTTTCACCGCGCCGCCGTTGACCTTGCGAACGGTCAAGAATTTCCACAAGTCGCGGCATTCCCTGACCGTTTCGGCGATGGCCCGGCCCTTTGTCAGCCATGCAATCGCGGCTTCAACGCAAATGATGTTCGTTGGGTTCTTGTGGAAGCGAAAGATTCCTTCGGGGATGTTGTATGCGCCTTTTGTCTTCGCCTTGCCGTTGGGTTTCACGGCAATATAATTGTTTACGTCGCGGCAGTAAATCGCCGCGTATTCGGTTTCTTCGGTTTCAAACCCGGTCGCGGCTTCCCATTCCCTGACAACGCGCAAGGCGGTTTCTTCCATCACGCGGGGATATTTCATCACGATTCCATCCGTGTTTGCCGAACATACTTCAACGCCCGCCAGTTCCAAGGCTTCAATCATCATCAAAAGGCAAAGTTGCCCGGTCAACGTCACTTGAATCAACAAGTCGGGCGCATACAACGCCGACCATTTGGAACCGAACTTGCCGAAGCTGCCGTTGATTGTAATTTTCAACATGTCGGCTTCAATCTTGTTCCCTGACCGCTTCGCATTCAACCGGCGCGAAACAAGGGATTGATACACGGTCAGAAAGTCAAACCCAAGGTGAAGGGGATACAACTTTTGATTCAAAATGATTGAAGGATAATACGAAGCAACATCACGGTCAACAATCTTGAATTGTTCGCTTGAAACGTGCGCCGCCTTTTCTTCCGACGAATGAAGCCCGCCGATTCCCATTCGGTAAACGCCTTTGCCGAACCTGATTTCAAGCCCCGCCAGTTCGGGCGGCATTTCAACCGACCCGAAGCCGCCGACGATGAAACGCGCCTTGCGCACGGCATCAAGCGCGGCGTTCATGGCTGGCGTTTGAAACTTGATGAACGGGGGAACGTGATACATGTATGATGTTCCCGGTTCAATTTCGGGCCGGTCGGGTTCCCATCCGTTCAAACGCTTCAATTCCGCCTTGATGACAGCTTCGGCAATTTGGGCGTCGGACTTTGAACGCAAATCAACATCATACTTTTCCGACATGCCCCGGCGAACCTTGATTTGTTCATCAAGCGCAACATTGATGAAGGCGGTTGTTTGAAG